GCCAGACACGCCGACCTCACAGCTGTTGTCAACGCCATCAAATGGCGTGTCCACCACGGCTATCACGTCAAGCAGGATGTCACCCAGAGGCACCGTGACCACGTCTTCGACTTTGTCCTGACCACCGGCGCTGCAATCAAATATATACCGCTCAGCGTGCACCCCCGCGCCGCCTTTAACGAGACCCACGGGTGTAGTCTGCTTGAGCGTTGGCGTTCCAGTGGGGTCGTCAACCACGACAACCGCATCGGTATTGCCAGGCGTCGTTAAGGACGTCAGTCCCGTTGTGTTGGACGCAATGCCCATCAGCTTGTCAGCCAGCGCCTGGGCCACGACCTGATTGCCGGTCGCAACGGACAGCTGTCTCGCAATATCGTCTTTAATGCCCATCTATCCGCCTCGTTACCGTTCGAAGAAAAAGTAGAGTGTGTCCTCGGCATCGGTGCCGGTGCCCGTCGTGGCGTTGTTCGTGACCGGGAGCAGGTATGGCACGCCGGCAATCGCCGCCGGCAGCGCGGCCATCGTGCCGGCCGCCACGGTCTGGGTTACGGCAACACCGTCCTCGTCATAAAGCGCGTACGCCGTCCCCCCAGGCTCAGTCGCCCCGTAGTACGTCAAGGTAATGGATGATGCCTCAGGGTTGGCTACCATGCCATGACTGAGGCCGATCTTCTTGATTTCAGCCGTTGTGTCTTCATCAGCCTCACAGATAGCTGTCACGATCTCGGTGGCGCAGCCGGCGTATGTATTGCCCCGAGAAAGCACGTAGATCGTGGGGCTCGTTCTATTGATCGTCATTCCCTTCCCCCTAGGTAGGTGTGTGGCCAATCGAGGCCCGCTTGACACCACAGATGTATTGTCGTATTTTGTTCTAGAGACAAGCGGCAGGAACTTTCAAATGGGAATTCCGAAGGAGAAACCATGAACACCCCCATGAATCCCGAACTGCTGCCCCGCATGTTCGCCTACGGCCGCGCCTCGACGCTGCGGCAACAGATTACCCTCTCCGCCCAAGAGCATCTCTGTAAGTGCCATTTCGAGCGGGAAAACGCGGTCGAAAAGAAATATGACTGGGGCGGCTGGTATCCGGATGCCGCCGTGTCCGGCAAGCACCCCCTCTTCCAGCGGCCGATGGGAGAACAACTTTTCCTGGAGGCCAGGAAGGGGGATGTGATTATCGCCTCCAACTTCGATCGGTTCTTCCGGAGCGTGGCTGACGCGGACGATACGCTCAACACGTTCCGCCAAAAGGGGGTTGGCCTCGTGTTCCTCGACGTCCCCATCCCCACCAACACGGAGCTGGGCCATCTCCTGCTGCTCATGATTGCCGCCGTCAAACGGATGGAGGCCAACATCACGGCTGAACGGACATCTGAGGGGCTCCAAGAGAAGATACGGCAGTGCCAGCCTGTTGGGCGTCACGCCCCGATCGGGTGGAAGAAGATGGGCGAGCGCCGGGACAGTAAGTTCGCCCCGGATGACGAGGAGCGAGACCAATCGCGGTGGGTCGAGAGGTTGAAGGACGAGAACCCAGAGATCGGATTTCGGACAATATCCCGTCTATGGAAGAAGCGCCAGATCACGCCTGACCTGCCTAACGACGAGCGGAACTGCGTGTACGCGCTGTCTCAGCAGTACGTGGCGGCCAAATGTTGTTTCCCGCTCGTATACCGAAAGGACCTTCCTGGCATCACGGCTCTATGGACGTACGTGAAGGAGCATGACGGTCGACCACCTCGTCTTGAACCCGGCGCAGTTCGCGAGGATCGCCTGCACACTTTGCCGCCAATGGAGCATCGTGTGACAATCGTTCTCGGACATAAGCATCGCGCAAATCATCGGCCATACGTTTCTTCTTAGGGGGAACCTGCCACCCATTATGCTTCACGATGCCCTCTGCCGTGAGGTTCTTCTCGCGGCAGACGGCCGTGGCATCGTCCACCGTACTGACCCAGGCGCGCCGGTCCGTGGGCCGGCCCAGCGCTCCGACATAGTACTTGCCCTGCGTTGAGATGCCGGCCTGGCGCGCTTGCTGGAGGTACTTTTCCCGCGTCTTCGGCTTCATCTCGTTCATGACCTGATGGCGCTCCACATTGAACGTCCGGTCCGTGTATCGCGTCCCAGGGGCCTGCTGGCACGCACACATGAGCGCGAACCGAGGACTCTGGCCGTTGGCCACCATCGCGTAATAATGCTCTTGCACCCATACAGGGTACTGCAGGACCTCACGCTCGATGCGCTCCAGCTCTTGGGTGGTAAGCTCCATCGTTATTCTTCTTTCCGATGTTGGGGTACTTGGCTAGCGGTCAGTGTCGTTATTGTTGTTCCCTTGCGAAACGGCCCTGGCCTGGGCGCGTTTGGCCGCGACCTGGGCCTCCTGCATCTTCCGTAGTCCATCCAGCTTGAGACGCTGCTCAGCCGTCATCATCGCCAGCTCGGCCTTGCGCCGCAGCAGGTCCTGCTCAGCCTCATCCTCGGCCTGCCGCATCTCCTGGCGGTGCATCTCGGCGTCCTGCCGCATCTCCTGCACATGCTCCTGCTGGTCCTGCACAAGGTCCATGCCATGCTCCTCCTGTTTGCGGTTGAGCTCAAGTTCGGTCTTCTGCTGCTCGATGGCCAGCTGCTGCTGCTGCTCCTCCTGTTTCATGGCCAGCTCAGCCTGTTTGATTTGCATCTCCAGCTGCTTCATTTGCAGGTCCATCTGGGCCTGCAGCTCCTCGGGAGATGGCTCCTCCTCGCCCTCATCCGGCAGCCGCAGCAGGAATGGCGAGGGATCGATATCCAGTGCGTCGGCCACCTCTGTGATATACGCGTTCCATGGTTCCACCACGCCCTGCATGGCGAACTCCTGGACTGTGGGCATCATTACGTTGCCAAGCTCGTTGAGCGCCCGCAGCCTCGTCTGCTTGTTCGGCTTGCGCGCCGTGCCGGCCCCTACGCGGTAATCGTAGTCCCGGATGATGCGCTCGAAATCCTCCGTCTGAATCATCTGGCCGAACACGGCCGCCCCCAACTCGCCAAGCACCGGCGCGACGTCCTGGGGCTCGCACCCCCAGACACAGGCCGCGAACTCGTTAAGTGCGGTCTCGGACAGGAAATCCTCAACCCGCCCAGCCATGTCATCCGGACGGATGTTCGTGTTCTGCTCCTTGATGTCCGCCTCGGTGGCTGATCGAAGCTGCTTGGTCGTCATGCCGTACACCAGGTCGGTCAGCCCCGTGCGCTTGTCAATCAGCTCCATGACCTCTGCCAGCATATTCCAGATGTCGATCGAGAAGTTCGGGGCCTGAAGGAAGGAAATGACATCCTCCACCTTCCGGCCCGTCATCTCGCTAATCTCGAGCACCGTGTAGGGCGCCATGTTGTTCTGGATTTGGTTCTGAATCTCGATGCCGGCAGCCTTGGCCTGGCCCACATACGTCGTGCATGCGGCAGCCGTCTTCTGCGCCAAGAACGACATGCACCAGTTGACGAACCGGAGCTCGCCCACGGCCGGCTTAATGATGCTCACAGGCCACACACATCGCGGCTTCTCGTAAAACGAGAGGAACGTGAACGGCCAGCCGCCGCTCGTCCAGAACGGAACATCCCATTCGACCCGTCCGATAATGTCATCCGGCGTCTCCTGCTTGAGGACGTGCGTAGGAAGATTCAGCGGATAGGGCACACCCTCTGAGACGACAATCTTGCAAAAGTCCCCGAACATACTGAAGTCCAGGTCCGATGAGAGCCGCTCCCCCTCCTCGGTCTTGCGGAGCTGATCCCCAAACCCATTCTTCGAGTAGATTTTGTAGTACTCAATCAGGTCGTAGGTTGTCCCCGTTGACTTGCGCTTATTGACCTCGCGCTTGGACCCGTACGTCTCGCCCTGAGACTTATTGCTTTGCAGGTGACCCTTCAGTGACCCCGGCGGCAAGCCGTAGGCCCGCTCCACCAGGTTTACTGGATGGCAGCAGTACTGGGCGACGTACTGGATGTCCTCCCAGTACTCCGCGTCCGGATCGAGCAGGATGTCGTCGATCGAGATGTGGCGGCTCAGCGGATACTTGATATTAGAGCCGCGCGGCTGGTACATGATGGTCTCAAAGACACCCATGCCCTTAATCAGGGCCTCGGTGATAGACCGCCGCGCCTGCGTCTTCTTGTCCCCCTCGGTCTGCAGCCAGTTCAGATAGTGCTCCGCCACCTGCGCCTTGAGGCCGCGCTGCATGCGGTCCTGTTCCTGGCGGCCCACCATCTGCTGGTAGACCTGCTGCGTCTGCGGATTCTGGGGATCGATGCCGAGCGACTCCGGCGCGATGAACGGCGGGTGGACCGGCGTCACCTCGATGTCTGGATTCTTGTGGTACAACGCCGGACCGAAGAGCGCCACCGCCTCGAAGATGCGGTTGACCTGCATCCGGAACTTCGGCAGCGCGACCCCCTTCTCCAGGAAGCCCTTGACCGCCTGCTTCTCGTCATCCCACATCCAGTTGTGGACGCCGTCGTAGAACTTCATGCCCTCGACAGCGTACTGCCCAAACTTATCCCACTTACGCTTCTTGGCTAGCTTGAGCTGCCGGAGCCACTGCTGGCACAGCGGGGCCAGAATGTGATTCTGGTTCGTCGTTATGTCCGTTGTCGGCATCGATCATCCCATCCTTACCCGTTGTTAATCGCCTCCGGCGTGGTGGGGAGCTTGGACTCCTGACCCAGCCGGGCGGCGATGGCTTCTTTCAGTTCCACCTTCTTTTGCGTGGGGTTGATACCCAGTCGCTGGGCCTGTCGCTGCAACTCCCGATACTCTTGCAGGTTGGCCTTCGCGGCTGGATTACCGGGCTTCTTCTTTGGTTTCGCCGGCGCCGACACGGGTTCGGACTCCTCCAGCACCGCAAGCCTCCTCTCCATCTCTTCGCGGAACGAGATGAATTCCTTGTGCTGCTCCGTGAAGTCCCAGGCACCGTTCTCACGCTGATCGCTGTTGAGCTCGAGCTTTGGGTCAGCCAGGTGCCGCACGGCGTCCATCCGCCGCCCAGAAGCCAGGTACAGCTGAGTCGTGCGGGCGCCGCAGTGAAGCACGTAGGCCACCATAGGCATAGCGCTGCGTCGGCCCATGGGGTACCACAGCACGGCCGTCCCTACAGGAACACTCGGCATTGAAAAGTCGACGATTCGGTCTTTCAGGTCTGGATCCATTAGGATGCACCTCTTGGGGCTAGGGTAATCGCGCCACCCCCGGCCCCCGTGGAGCGGGCGCGGCGCTGTTGCTCTCGGTGAGCGCGGGACTCCAGGATTTGACGAACCCAGGAGCTCTGTTTCCGCGTCACCTTGGGTGGGGTGAATGCGAGGCCATTGGCCGACGCGTATTCCGCCGTCTCGACCAGGTGGCATGCGCCGTTGCGGTTCGCGGAGTCCAGGGTGACGACCCCGCTTCCCATTCGCTGTTGTTTTTTCTTGAACCGCGACATCTCGTTTACGAAGTTCGGACATTTCCTCACGTCTACGTAGAACATGGGGGTCCCGTCTTCGCGGATTTGCAGCCACCGCCGCAGCGATTCTTCGCGGCCCTGAATGTCGTCCGACCCGTTGATGAAGTGGGTGCCGGTCCGATTGCAGGCGATTCCTCGTTTGGCCAGAGCCATTTCATACTGGCGCTGCGGCCGGATTCCGCTTCCAAAATCCGTCAACCGGCCGCCGTGGGCGTCGATGATGAACCGCTCGAACTGGCGATCGGACGTTTTTTTCTTGATTTCATCCGCCAGCTTATCCGCCGTGCACTGATGGATATACAGCTCGTCGTAGGCGATGTGAAAGTCGCCCAGTGCCGGAGGCGGCGTGGTCACAAACAGCACCGCCGCGATCGTATGCCCTGGGTCCACGATCAGGTCGCAGCACCAGGTGGCCGGCGGTACGTAACCAGCCTCGCGCCAGAGCTTCTGGGGAATCGCCTCGGATTCACGGTCGTCCGTCACAATATTATGAGTCCACTTACTGAACGTGGGGTACATCATGACGCTGTCGAGCACCAGCTCCCCGTACGCACGCTTCCGGACCACGTCCTCGCCTTGGGCCGCCCAAATCCGCAGGTTGGCATCTCGCGACTCCTTGGGGTAGTACGGGTTATCGAACATCGTGGCCCGAATACAGACTGTCGTTGGATGCTCCATGTTCTGCTGGTCTTCAGCCCGCTGCATCATGTTGAGGATGTCGTCATTCTTGCTGTGAGGCAGGGCCGTCCAGCGAATGAACCCCTTCGTCATGGCCACACGACCGATGGCCTCCTCGTACCACCCGACGGTCGCCGTATCCTCGTCGATGTGGTAGAGGTTCACGTCAAACCCCTGGGCCTGGGATGGGTCGCCCGCGCTGTTGAGCGCGTAAATCTCCCACCCCGTCGTCATCTGCACGCGGCTGAACACCCGGTCGCTCCGGCGGTCCCAAGCGAAGTCCTCGATGAACCGTGGTGGAATCAGGGCCGGCGCATCCTCTGCCTCGTTAACGCGAGACGCATCGCCGCCCTCACTGTCTGGCCAAGGCCGGAAGGTCCGCCACTTGCCAGTGTCGATGTCGCGAATGATCTTGAATCCGCCAGGACGGA